AAGACCAATAATTACACCATGTTCAGTAAAGGATTGCGAGAAACCAGTGTTGTGATCAACAACAAGACCAATGCCGGCAAGAGTACCAAGAGGCGTAGAACCGCCAGTTAAGCCAGTTTGGCCAGTCTGGGCAATGGGATTAATATTAATAGGAACAGAGCCACCACCAAGATACTCGGGACGCTGTAAACGACCATCAGGAGAAATAACACCAAAGTGAGCACGTATCACTTCCGTATAACGTGTACCGCCTCTCGCATCACGCTCATACAACTTCTGAATCTGAAACGCTTCACGAATCTGATTAATAGTTGCAGCAGTAGCAGTAGACAAATCAGCAACTAAACCAGTATTAGTACCAAACTTAACAGCAGAATTATGAGCAGCACCACCAGTAGTAGTAGGACAAAAACCGATGGAAGTAGAAAAAGCCATACCGCCATTTGTAAAGTTAGTACCAGTAGTAGTAGCAAAAATAGGTTGAGTATTATTAGTAATAATAGGAGCAGTAGTACCTAAAGGCAATTCGACGGCCTCGCCTTTCTGAGGCCAAGGTAAACACGAAGTAAAATAATCGTGGCGCTTACCACGACGCAACAGAACGTAATTCGCGACACTATCAGGACCATCACCCTTATCAACAGTAACGGAATCTTGCAGATTTTCATCACGAAACCACTGGTTCCAGATAAGATTGTATCCACGCAACGGCAACGCGGAATGCGCAACCGCAGCCGTAATGGCCGGAGTCCCAACCGTCGGCAACCCGAAATAATCCTGCAAACTATTCAACGCATAACCCGCCGCGGGCGACGACTGCTGCGGCACTGTAAACGAAATCGAATCTCCCGGGTTATCCTGCTCACCCTGAAACTTTACCCAATTCGTCCAAACAAGCCGATTGGGTACAAAAAACCAAAACGTATCAAGATGCAAATTATCCATAATCGGATACAATGGCGTAGCCATCCGCGCAAAACACGCCGCCGTAAGTGAAATACTATCACCAGGCAACACCTCTTGCAAATGAAACGGAATCAAATAACCAGCGTCAAACGTAGTCTTAAAACCCTTCTCCATCTTGAACGAAGAACGCGGAATCTCCGCACGCGGTATCATCGCAAAATCATGCGCATTCACCGACCGATTACGATAATTCATACTCATAAATCACCCCTCTTAAATTGCGCCAAACCTGCACGCACAACAACATCGCGAACCGCATCGCGCTCATCCGTATGATCCGCAACACGCTCCGCACCTTTCGCAGCACGCTCACGACTCACCATGCCACGCACAACCTCCGGCAACAACTTATCATAATAACGCGGGGGCTGCATCTCCTTACCCCGCGCTATCACTGAATCCCGCACATAAACACCTTTACCAAACTTCTCAAACCAACGCTTACCAATAGCCGGACGCTTAGACATTACCAACATCTCAGGCCTACGCTCAACAATCTCCCCGTCCGGCAAAACCACGGTATAAGCCGCCTTAGCCAAATCACCCGTAACCTTTTTCATAGCGTAACGCGCAACATAACCGGCACTCTCAAAAGTCACCTCACCAATCTTACAACCACCAAGACGCCAAAGATCATCCAAAATCTTGGACGTATACAAATCCGATCGACCAAGCATACGACACGGAACACGATCGGGAAAATTGAAATTAAACAACAACGCATGAAAATGCGCCCGATACTTACCACCATCAACCTGCTTAGTAACCGGGTTCGTCTCACCATACTCACCACAAGCAAAAAACGAGATACGATCCTTCGGATACTTAGCCCGCAGCCGTTTCATAAACGACTGAAAGTAATCATAATTCAAAGAAACAGCTTTATCAGACTCCGAAATAGTCAACGTCAGAAAACAGTTGTCACGATGTAAAGACGCCTCATGCATACAACGCACAGCCCACTCGCGCGAACGCTTTAAACGACACTCCGCACATTGACCGCAAGGAATCTGCAAATACTGACCACGCGGAAAACCAGTGGAAGACGAAAAAACAAAGGGCGCACGACCATCGGCCGAACGCCCTAAAAATTCAATATGCCCATTAGGATGCCTCCTAGCAGGCATAGGAGACGTACACATCAGAAACGAAAACCACCACGCATTGGACCACGCAAATTAGCAATCTTCGTACGCCCAACTTGACGCCGAAACTTACGAGCCGAATGGCCCTTATGAACAGAATGACGACGCATCATAACCTCCATAAAAACACTGTCAGCAAGAAGGGGCCGACACCCCTAGACACACACCAGCAAAGCCATCCTACACCTACCAGAGCCTCCTGGCAAGCGTCAGCAGCCCCCCCCCTCGAGGGGGGGGCTCAACCTGGCTAGCTCGGCTGGCGAACCAGACTTTGACAATCCACAACAAACACCGGCGCAATCGACTCCAACTCGCCAGTCTCATCATTAAACGCACCAACCGCATACAACTGATAATGCTCGGGATGCTGGTAGTACGCATTCTCCTTACCCGGAGTATTCACAGCATCACCAAGGGCGCGCACGGCAGCCGCATTATTCTGAAAGAACATTGGCAAGTGAAACGCGCCCACGCACGTATCACGCACAGCAAACACCGCATGCATCATTTCACCACCTCATTCGCAACACGCGATTGCACCGCCTGCAACGCACGAAGATCAGCGAACATGATTTCCTTGATCGACTGATTAGGATTCGCATTGATAGCACGCGCCATGCGCTTCTGCTCAGTCTCACACGCACCAATCAACAAAGCCTTCTCCGCAGCAGTAAAAGTAAAAGCCATGATAACAACCTCCAAGAACACACGATCACACGACCGTAAGACAATTATAACCTGAAACACCAACAACGCAAGCACTAAAGTGTAACAAAATGTAACAGAAAAAAAAAATCGCCCAGCATAGCTGGGCGAACACAGAGCGCCCCGAGGCGCTCGAACAGTGACCCTGTCACTGGGCACAGTTACATCAAGGGGAAACTGTGCCAGGCGCCTCCGGCGCCAGCTGGCTGGTCGGCTCACGCCGCTCCGCCAAACCAAGAGACACCATCTCCTCCAGATTACTCGCATCCGACACAAAACTAACAAACTTCGCGGGATCATTTTCAAACCGACTCCGCACACGCGCAGGCAACGACATAAACTGATCGCGCGCCGCATTAAGCTGATTCATAACATCCTGATAGTTATTCGGAGCATCCGCAATATCGACATTAGTAACCCAACGCTGCGCTTCAATGGGATTTTCACCAATACCAAAACGATCAATGATCGTATTAATATCACTCTCCTCCTTAAACTCCTGAGCGGTTAGACTCTCCTCCGGACAAACCAAACTACTTTCATCCGAAACCTGATCCACATCGTACTCATACACTAAACGAAGCATAACAACCTCCTATTTATAAAGCCACGACAAACCCGGCACACCAGAAACGGCACGCTTCATAGCGTCCGACACAGAACCAATACCACCCGGCTGCATCATCCACGACTCATGCTTACCCTTATTCTCCTCATACCCTTTCAAACGAGTTTCAACCTCTCTCAGCAACCGATTCTGATACGCGAGGTCAGTCTCCGCCTTAATACGCGGCACTTCCGCCGCAATACGCGGCAACTCCGCAATAAGATTGCGCCTCTGCTGATCATTCAAATTCGCCTGAGAAACCAAATGGCGAATCTCCGGCGCTATCTTCTCCAGATTAGCAATAATCGACTGACCCTGCTTATTCATAAGATCAGCCGACGCAGCCGAGGTAATCTTATCCTGATTCGCCTTATCCGCAAGCGCCGTATTCAACGCCGCCTGCGTAAGCGCTGTCTGAGTCTCTGCTTCCGCTTTAACCTTTTCCGCATCCGTTTTTCCTTTCGTAGACTCCTTAAGACCAGTATCCGCAGCGATATTATCCACTTGCTCACGCTGCACCGCCGCTTCATTCACCGCACGAAAAGCGGCTTGACCCGTATGAATCGCAGGACTAATCGTATCCTCTATATTCGCCTGCGAACCAGCGGGCGTACTCGCACCACCATGCATATATGCTAACATCGGATTAAGACCCGCAGCCTTCAAATCCGCCACAGCGCGCTGATACGCCGTATTAGACATACGCTCTTGAAATGCCATCTGCGCATTAGCTTGTCCGATCTGCGCAGCATTACGAGCCTCCGCACCTTCATTAGACAAAACCGACGACAAAATACTAGCTGCCGTCGGCGCCCACTCCAAAACATCATCAATACCGAACATGATCAGAAATGATCAATCAGACCGGGCACCGAATACATCGGCAGCGGCCGCGCAGCGCGCTCACTAATAAAACAATCGCAAAGAAACTGCTTGCCAGTCTGCGACGCCACCGCTAACACACGATCAATCGGGGGCGTATCCTGAATAAACGTAGTATTCAGACTCGGCAAACTCGCAAACTTCTGCGCCAAATGCCAACCGTCAAGCGTACCGCTCGCAGTAGAACGGAACAAACCAGTAATCTGCGACGGCAAATAACGATACTCCGCCCACCGTTCCTGATAACCGAACACATTAGCATCATTCACCGAACCATCGCAATAAATCTCCTTATTCAAAACCGCCTGCTCACCAAGCATAGCAAACACCGGCATATAAAAATCATACCGCGTCAAACGCGACCAATGGCGCGCCAAGCCCTGCTGATACGTAAGATCGGCGCGCACGGAGAGCAAACCGAAAACATAACCGTGCTCCACAAAAGACTGCGAAAAACCGGTTTTAGTAACAACCTGCGCAACAGCACCAAGCTGCGCAAGGGGAGTGCTTCCACCTGTAATACCGGCAGCGCTAGTCTGCGCAATCGCACGAGTCTGAATCGGAACAGAATTACCTCCCAAATATTCAGGACGCTGCAACCGAGCATCAGGAGAAACAACGCCAAAATGAGAACGGATAATTTCCGTATAACGCGTACCGCCACGCGCATCACGCTCAAGCAATCTCTGAACTTGAAAGGCAGTACGTATAGCATTAATAGTTGCCGCCGTAGCAGTAGACAAATCAGTATACAAATTACTCGGATAAATATTATCCGTCAGCGTAGCAGTCGAAGGACTAGTAACAATACGCGTCTGCCC